AATCAAAGGGTTTATGAAAATCCTACAGAAGCTAGTGCGAGAAACAAATCCAGACGAAATCGCAGTGATTTGGGACGGACCTAATGGCTCAAAGAGGCGAAAGATTATGGACAAAAACTATAAGGACGGTCGCAAACCTTTGCGCTTAAACCGTGCTTTCCATAACCTTTCAGAGGACGAAGTAGTAGAAAACAAAACTTGGCAACAGGTGAGAGTGATGGAGTACCTTAATGAAATGCCCATTGTGCAAACGATCATCCCAGAGATTGAAGCTGACGATGTGATTGCTTATCTCACCCAGATGGAATACTATAAAGGATGGCAAAAAATTATTGTCTCCAATGACAAGGACTTTATGCAGTTATGCGACGAAGAGACGGTGTTATATCGACCTACCAAGAAAGAGGTCCTAAACAAACAGCGCATTGTGGAACAAATGGGAGTGCACCCCACCAACATGGCACTAGCGCGCGCCATCATTGGCGATCCCTCGGATAACCTTCCGGGGATCAAGGGAGCCGGCTTTGCGACGGTTGCAAAAAGGCTCAATTTTTTATCGGCCGAGAAAGCTTATACAATTCAAGAGGTTATAGATTTCTGCAAAAAAACAAACAGTAAACTTAAATTCTTTTCCAATATTGTGGAGGGAAAGGAGGTTGTTGAACATAATTATACAATGATGCAACTGTACGTTCCTCAGATGTCTTTTCAATCTAAAATGGTTGTGAAAGAGGCTATTGAAAACTTTGAATGTACATTTAATAAGACAGAAATTATACGCATGATGAGAGAGGATGGCTTCGGAGAGTTAAACTGGGAAGATCTTCGAACTGCCTTGAATCGCATCAACTATAACTGCAACATGAAGAAAAAAGACGAAGCTGTTTAGCGCTATCGTTATTAGTGACACAACATATTACAAAGGGGAACCAATGCTGGCAACTGCCGAAAATATTAACTTTGGGCGTTATGGAAAAGCTTTTCAAGAAGGCTTAGTACAATTAATTTTTGAAGATCGTCCATTTGCAGATCAAATTACAGAAGTTTTAGATATCAATTTCTTAGAATTGCAATATCTCAGGGTATTTGTACACAAGATTATAGCTTATCGCGCCAGGTACAATAAGCACCCCTCGGTCGAAGCAGTCATGACAATACTGCGCACAGATCTAGAAGATGAAGACGCAGTAATTCAAAAGCAGGTGCGCGAATACTTTGCGCGTATTCACCAGCGTGAGTTAACAGATGTCGAGTATATCAAGGAACAGTCAATTGATTTTTGTCGTAAGCAGAACCTTAAAGAGGCAATGCTTAAGTCTGTGAATCTTCTACAGAACTGTTCGTTTGATGAGATTTCTAGAACCATAAATGACGCACTCAAACTAGGATCCGAAAACAATTTTGGTTATGATTACTTGGCCGACTTTGAAAAGCGCTTTGCACCCAAGCACCGTTGTCCTGTTACAACTGGGTGGAACGAGGTTGATAATATTTTTGGAGGAGGGCTTGGTAAGAGCGAATTGGGAGTGGTGATTGCGCCAACTGGCGCCGGCAAGTCTATGGTCCTGGTACACTTAGGAGTGAATGCGCTCCAAGAAGGAAAGACAGTTATCCATTATACTTTAGAGCTTCAAGATACCGTAATTGCAAATCGTTATGATAGTTGTTTGACAGGATATCCTTTATCTGATATTATTAATTTTAAAGAAGAAGTATATGAAGAAGTTAAAGAACTAGAAGGCTCGCTGATTATTAAAGAATACCCTACGAAGTCTGCGTCTACTAATACTATTCGGGCTCACCTCTCTCAGTTGGTAAAGCGAGGCGTTAAGCCTGGTGTGATCATTGTAGACTACGGCGACTTACTTAAGCCAGTGACAGTGCGCAAGGAAAAGAGGAATGAATTGGAATCCATTTACGAAGAGTTGCGTTCTCTTTCGACCGAGTTTCAGTGTCCTATCTGGACAGCCTCGCAAACTAACCGGTCAGGACTCAATGCCGAAGTGATCACGATGGAACAAATCTCCGAAGCCTTTAACAAATGCTTTGTTGCAGATTTCATCTTCTCTGTATCAAGAACCATTGAAGATAAACAGAAGAATTTAGGAAAGATTTTTATAGCGAAAAATAGAAACGGACCCGATGGTATTGTTTTTCCCATTCTGATGGACACCTCTAATGTAAAGATTAGAATATTGCCTAAGAACAATCCCCACATGCCGGGAGGCAAGGTGCCATTAAACCCCGTTACTCTGGACGCGTCGATGCAGAGAGACTTATTGCAACAGAAATATGAAAAACTTAAGAAGGATAAAAAGAGGGATATAAACATATGAGAACTTTAAACAACATTCGCAGATTTAGATTATCGGATACTTTTGTTGAACCATATAAAGTAGCTGAGATTCCATGGGGACCGTTAGGATATGTTACGTTTAAGCGGACATATGCTCGTAGGTTGAGTGAATTCGAACCGGGCGCCACCGGCACTGAAGAGTGGTGGCAAACTTGCCGCCGAGTAATTGAAGGCATGTTTAACATGCAAAAGGAACACGTAGTCTTACTAGGGCTCGAGTGGAACGATGCCAAAGCACAAGCAACCGCAAAGGACGCTTATGATCGCTTGTTTAATTTGAAGTGGACGCCTCCGGGCCGCGGACTGTGGATGATGGGGACCAAATTTGTTGAAGAGCGGACTGCTGCAGGGTTGTTTAATTGTGCTTTTAGATCTACTCGTGACATCCCCACTAAGGGGGGCTATCTTTTTGCATGGATGATGGACGCACTAATGGTGGGCATTGGAGTAGGGTTTGACACCGAAGGGGCTGGAGCTATTACCATCGAAGAGCCCCAATATACTAATGACGTACATGTGATTGATGACTCCAGGGAAGGGTGGGTAAATTCGGTTCATATGCTGTTGGACGGATTTTTTTTCGGCCAAAAAATTCCCAGATTTGACTATTCTGCAATTCGACCGTTGGGCGCCCCCATTAGAGGCTTCGGCGGAACGTCGAGTGGTTCCGAGCCTCTAAAAGAATTGCACCACTCTTTGACAGAACTTTATACTCCTAAGATTGGAGAAATCATCACGTCTGTGGACATTGTAGATACAGAGAATCTTATTGGGCGTTGTGTAGTAGCCGGCAACGTTAGGCGCTCTGCTGCTTTGGCGATGGGAAAGCACGATGATATGTATTACCTTCAAATGAAGAACGATCAAGAAAAGCTTTATCATCATCGATGGGGCTCTAACAATTCTTTTAATGCCGTGGTAGGAATGGATTATACATGGCACGCTAAGCAAAGCCAACAGAACGGCGAACCAGGATACATTTGGCTGGAGAATGCTCGCCGCCGTGGACGCTTTAAGGATGGCGAGCGGCTTGATGACATTAATATAGCTGGATTTAATCCCTGTGTAGAACAACAACTCGAGGATGCAGAGTTGTGCTGCCTAGTGGAGACGTTCCCAGCAAAACATGATGATTTTGAGGATTACTTGCGTACTCTTAAGATTGCCTACTTGTATGGAAAAACGATTACCCTATCTAACACTCATTGGCCTGAAACAAATGCTAAGATGCTTAAAAACCGTCGTATTGGGTTGTCACAGTCTGGAGTAATCCAAGCTTTTAACAAGCATGGTCGTCGCGAGATATATAAATGGTGCAACGAGGCTTATGAATACATTAAGGAGCTTGACGAAGAATATTCCAATTGGCTCTGCATCCCTAAATCGATTAGAACGACGTCTATTAAGCCTTCGGGAACGGTATCTCTATTGAATGGTTCCACGCCTGGTATTCATTTTCCCGAGGATGAATATTATATTCGTCGCATTCGGTTCTCAAAGTATTCAGAAATGCTCGAGCCCTTGCGTAAGGCGGGCTATTACATAGAAGACGACGAGTACTCTCCCAATACGGCTGTGGTGGAGTTCCCGGTTCATGAGCCTTATTTTAAGAAAGGCAAGCGAAATGCTACCATGTGGGAACAGTTGGAAATTGCTGCCCAATATCAATATTACTGGGCTGATAATTCAGTTTCGGTAACAGTTACCTTCAAGCCTGAGGAAGCCCCTCAGATTAAAGATGCCTTGGAGATGTATGAGACGCGCCTTAAGGCTGTTTCTTTTTTGAAGCATGAAGAAACTGGCTATAAACAGGCTCCATATG